CGCTTTGCAATGTTTAAAGTGCCGCATCGGGAACACTTGATTTCTGCTTCGCCGTCTATCTTTCCAAGCAGCTTGTTACATTTTTTGCACCTAAGTTCAATCAACGGCATCACCACTCATAAGGTTCATAATAGCACCTGCAATTGATGTGCGGCTTCGGCGGAATCCCGTCAATTGGATAAATCTTGTTGTGCCTGCTGCCGCACTCTTTACAGCGTCTGTCATCTTCCTCTGTTATCCACTTCACATATTCTACACCCGCCTTTTTGTATGATAACAATAACGCTTCGTCCGTAATTGATACCGAATACTGCCGAATCATGTTGCTCCACAGGCGCAGGGCTTTTTTCACCTCGCCCGAATCGCCGCCGCTCGCAATGTACGCCTCTGCAAGCCTCATGCGCTTGCGCTCAACTTCATGCTCGTACACATACCGCGTAACGGGATCGTATTCAGAAAGCAGGAACAATGCCTCGGCAATCGTTATATCGTCGTTCTTATCACGTGCCATGCGCACAAACGCTTTTCGCGCCCTGCTGTTCATGCGCTCATACATTGCCTTTGCGGACTTCAACACGTTCAGCTCATCGATCCGTATCCCCTGAAAGCGCAAAAACTCCTGTATGAAATAACGGTTCAGCTTAGCAATCTCGCCGTCTGCATATTTATACGGCGTCATTTAACTCGCGCTCCAATTCGCCTTGCACGCGTGCGTAGTGCTCTGCGCTCATTTTCGCGGCATCCTCCGGGTCTGAAAATAGCCCACAATGCGCAAACGCAAGCGACGGCGCAATCTTATCATTTGCCAACATGCTTGTTAGGATTTGCGACTTAGACAGACTGTTTTCATAGTTCCTGCGCGTGAATTTAGTCTCCACGTCTGCCAGCTTTAGATTTGTGCCCACCGTGGAGCGCATGATAGAAAGCGCAATCTTTATGACTTGCCGCTCCGCTTCCTTGAACATAAGCTCGTCCGACTTTGCGCGGGATTCCGCCGATGAGTGCCCGTCGCGCTGGAATACGGCAGCCCCAGTGTCGCTCGTGCTACTCCCGCCGTTCCTGTTCGGCATCCCAACAATATCAAGAATGGTCTGGTGCATGTAGTCAATGAGCGTTTGAGTTTGTTGCTGGTCGAGCTGTTCAGCGATAATTTTCAGATCAGCCTTGCTGTCTCCAAACGACTTTAACGTAATCAGGCCAGCGTCGCGCAATATCTTAGCCTTATCTTCGTCAATTTCCGCATTGGTGAGAACGATCAGGCTTTGCACAAACTGCTCTATGCCGTCAAGCCTATTGCTCTGCACTGTATTGATAGCATCAAGCAGCGGCATCACAACTTCAAACGCGCCCTGCCTTGCGTTGTTCAGCGGGTATTCCACAATGGGTATCGCGCTAAGTGCCCGTGTTTCAGACCTTTCCAACCGCAACCCGCTGATTGGGTTGTCCGACACAAGCTCGTAATAGTGCGTGGGCGTATATGCACTGAACACAAACTTCTTATCCTGCCGCTCAACATACTTAACACCCAAAAGCGGCTTTTCGCCTAACCCCGAATGGTATATTACAAAAGCATTTCGCGGGTCAAGTGTATGGATTTCAAACGGGGCCTCATCCTCCATAAAATCCGTGCGCCGATTTTTCAGCTTTGGAACGATCTCACCGGATATATACGGTGCGTTCGGAGTAATCATTCTATATCCCGTGCCACATATGTACATCCATTCGGCAAGCTCTTTGTCCTTAGCCGCCTTGCCGCACAGCAGCATCATGTCGTTCAGCCTGCTAATGCCCTCCGAAACGTCATCGGTACTGCCACGGCTAATATATTGCAACGGCTCACCGCATAAATATCCAGTTTTAAACGAAACAATTTCATTCGCCCTGTTTTCGACAATCCTATTGCATATTTCGGGGCGAATCTCCTTCACGCGGCGCAGAATGGGCTGTTCACCCTTGTAGTAGCGATACAGGTAATCAATCGCCCGGCTGTTCTCGCGATGCACCGAAAGAGTGTCCGTCAGAACGCTCACAATGTTGCCCTCATGGATTACCGGCTCGTCACATAATATTTTTTTACGGCCAGTATATGTCATATCATCGCTCCCAATATATTTTTCCCGATATCCCGCGCCGGGTGAAAGGAAGGAAAGCCCCGGCGCATGTCGGGATGAAAGGAGGTTGAGAAGTTGGCTGTATCAACGCCACGGCGCTCCCACCCCTGCGCATTAAAGTGACGTCATATACCCACAATGTCCTGTTTTTTTAACTCCATATTTTCTTGCGGCCATCCAGCCTGATCGTATCTGGATAAAATGCTGTTGGGCGCATTTGCCCGCGAACCGGATAACCGCCATAATCAAGCCATGAGGTGCACACGAAAATTAGCGTATTGCTCTTAATTATGTTATTGTTCCTCGAATCGAACATAAGCCTTGCCGATGGCGTCTTTGTAGGTTTGTGTGTGTGACCGGAAACGCTTATGTCCACGCCCTCAATCGAAAGCTGATAATTGTCTTGCCGGGAAACACCCGCACCGAGCGTTGAGCCCCCGCCCGCACCATGCGAGAGATAAATCATGTATGTAGCGGGCTTTTTGTTTTGTTTCTCGCCGAGCGATATCTTTATGAACGCCGCGTCCGGTGTGTAGCATTTTCGTATTTGCAACGCCATAAAGATATCCTTCATAACGTCTTGACATGATTCTTTTACAGTCCGATATTCATGATTTCCCGCCACTCCCGCCACAATCTTATCCTTGATCGGTTCCAGCAGGTCAATCATCATTTCCTTCTGAACGTCGGGCGGGTACTTTTCCTTGTAAACGTCCGTTTTGGACGACTTGATTCCATTGTTGAGGATATCGCCAGCCAGCAGCACCGCCGCACTCTCGTCCTCCTGTATTTGCTTCAAGTAGTCTCGAAACTCGCGTTCCATGCACTCCGCCGCGCCCCAGTGAACATCAGCAATCGGGTAAAGCGTCAGGCATTGCATATCTCGCGGGTACTCTTTGACAATTACCCTCAACCAGCCACCGCCCATCAAGCACAACATGTATTTCTATATCTTGCATTATACCACAAAAGCAGATTTTTGTCAATATGTAGTATGGTTCCCTTGTTGATACCACTACATATTGTGCCCCATTGCTACCACGGCCTCTTGCCGATCTCGACACGGGCGCTACCGTGGTACAATTCATCGGCAAGCATAGCCAGACTATCCGGCGCATCGTCGTGTAGGTTCTTGCCCGCCTGCGAGAATATGCACAGCTCGTCCATGAATGCCTGATACTCCTTGCTTCGGTTCTTTTCGTCTATGAAGTAAAACTTCTTAATGTCTGGTGAAAACTGGATAATGCGCCCCACCTTGCTTTGGTTGTTTGGCGCTCTCCTTGCCGTCACATTGATATGGATGCCCTCTTTACGGAGCATCTGGTCTACTGCATCGGCATATTCTCCACCGCCATTGTTAGCCTCATACCGCATCTTGTGCGGCATATGCTGTTTTGTCCTCCCCACAATAACCGGCTGCGTAACCGTCTTGTCGCCTCGGTTGAACACAACATCGTGGATATACACCGCATCGCCATATATGTACGCGAACGGCATCGCCGTGCTGTCTCCACCGCCCCACGCCACATCGCAAACGGCCACTTTGTACGGGTCGCCATCCGGCAGCACGCCATTGTAATAACGCAATTCGTCCGCAGGAAACAACAGCCCTTCCCGCACATACGGCCTTCCCATATACTTTGCGCACCACGTCGCATCATCGATGCTGGCTTTCATGTCACGGTAATATTCTGTTGTAAACCCAACGCCGTAATCGTACACAAAGTTGCTTTCACCATCCGCGTTCAGTGCAGATATAACCCTAAACCGATAGCGCGGGTTGTCTTTATACTGCTCTTGAACGCGCCCCAGCGGGTCGAGCACGTTCCAGCGTGTTCCTACCATCAACTCAAACGCGCCCTCTTTTTTTCGGTCTTTAAGCTGATTTAGGTAGGCATCATACTTTGCCTGCAATCGCAACGGATTCAGGCTTTCCTCCAAGTCCTCTATCAGGTCATCCACATACAGACAGCCGCCTTCGCCAATTTCCACCGCACCAGTCAAGGTGCCGCCGACCGACCGTGCCGTAAACGTCGGAAATCGCTTCTTCCGGTTCAAGTCAACCGTTTCATTCTTTGCAGAGTTATCCACCACGCGCACGGCAGGAAACACGTCTTGCCATAAGTATGTCGTGGGGTCTGTCAGTATCGAAAGCACCTCACGATAAAACCCATCCGTCAGCTTATCGCTATGCCCAGACATGACATTCGCCGCATCGGGCCGCTTGCCCATTAGCCATGTCATAAACATGATGCACAGCGTCGATTTTCCAACGCGAGGCGGCAAAGATATACCCAAGAAGTCCAGCTTCCCATCTGCCAATTCCTGCAAGTCCTTTACAAGCGGATACAGCACCTTTCGGCGCGGCTGATAAAATCGCTTTTGCGGCTCACGGTTCCATTCGAGGTAAATGCAGTACGAATCAAAGTCATCCTGCGCCATATACAGGTACGTCTTTTTGTTCAGCTCAAAAAACTTCCCCATCTCTTTTACATCCGTCAGCCCTCGCACTGCATCAGCCGTGACCTTACGGAGCCAGAGGTTATGTTCGTACGACTTCGCCTTGTCCTTTTTGCCGAGCGCGCGGAGCATGTCGAAATAGTCCTGATAGGCTTCAAAGTCATTCGGCCTTTTCTCTATCACCGCGCGGATTGCCTGTAACGTCCGTTCCATGTCCATAAAAATAGCGCCTCCTGTTTTGTAGAAGGCGCTCAAAGGCGCTCGATGTTGTGTTTTAATAGCCTTTTTGTTTTTTCGGGGGATTTTTAGGTGTTCTGCGCCGGGCGGCCTTGTTCCTTGGGTGTTGTCAACGCCTCGTAAGGTG